TTTCTCTTCTTGCTAACGCCCAAGGTTGCGAGCTGTCTAGTCATTCGAGCGACAGCTAAACTCTTTTTGTTTTTGTTTTTGTTTTGTTTTGACATTCTATAATCTGGTCAAAACTTCAACCCACCTGGTGAAAAATCACCGAAATACTGCATTACATAAACATCGTTATATTCAAACCAAATTGAATCACAGTGGTCATAAATGACAGGGTGGGCTATTTCTTGTATGACCATCATATTATCAAAATACTTTTCAAGACAAATCTGTTCCTCAACAGAGAAACCATAAAGTGATTCAAAAAGCAGCCTAGAAGACATAGACACTTCTCGATACGGTATTTCAGTATAGGAAGCAATTTGCATTCTTCTATAGCTGCCTTCTGAAATGTCAACTTTTGCCCTGATGCCTCGAGTCAAACGGCAATAAGCCATTGCAAGACTTTGCAAAACAGGGCAACCCGGATGCTCATAACCTAAAGACAAAGCTTTAGACCGTAAAAGAGCTTTCCGTGTAATGACATTAGAATCTTTATATAGGGGATGAACCCAACCAAAATTCATAATCACTTTCATGGGATCACAAATAACGGTATAACTTTCAGTGTCGAAGATTTGACCACAAAACGAAGCTAAATTACATGATTCAAATAAATCAATTTTAATAGTGAATCCTAACTTAGCATAGTCAGAAATTTTCAAAGCAGGACCAACATAGATGGCTAAATTATCATCGCCTTCCACAATACAGTCCACACTTGAGCAATCGTAATGTTCCATTAAATATAGGAAAACCATCAAGTTTGTAAAACCATTACCTAAACTTGTGTTCATTTCGCCGCTCATTCGACACTGCGGAATGTCAACATTGAAATGTTTGAAAGAGCATTTATTAGTTCCAACGATAACACGATTTATCATTTCCATGAATTCATCATGTTCAGGTCTGAGACTCATCATATGACTATAAAGTTCACATTCAACAGCCCTAAATACGGACGTGGTGAATGAAGACTCATACGATGTATAATCAGTCCCGAAAACACGTTGGCATTTTTCATTCTCTCTATCCATAACACCAATGACATTCCCAAACCGGCCTTGCAAATACCTGGGGCGCTCAGACACAGGTATTTTCTTCACAAAATAAGGCATACGAAACAATATTTCTTCAATAGCTTTGAAGTAAGGTCCAATAACACATTTAAAGCAATCAGATCTCGAATAAATACCACGAGGGTACTTGATCTTCGAATATGATTCATTTTTAACAAAACATTTACACTTAACGTGTTCGTATTTGAAAATTGAATCACACGAAGCAAGGAAATCCAAATAGGTTTTCTCCAACTGCTGCTTTCTATTTTCTGTGTAATTGGTTTTCTTAATCCATGTTCCGAAGCTCAGATCCACATCCAAGCCTATGGGTTCTAAATTAATAGAAACCCAACGCCTAAC